TGTTTATATTGTTACACATTCGTAACAATTATGCAATAGGAAATGTAACATTTTCGTAACATTTTTATATTTTTTACTAAATATTTGTATAGTAGGAAATGTTAAATATTTGATACATTTATTGACATTTCTTAATAAATGTGCGATTCTAAAAACGTGAATGGCATGACTATAGCTGAATTCGCCGCAACGCTTAAAAGAGCGCCGGGTACAGTAAAAATGCAATTGATTAGAAAGGGCATAAAGCCCATAGGATATGCCGGGCCTACTGCCTTGTATGATCCGTCTTCCCTTGAAGCCATCCGCAATGTGCCAAGCAAAGGCCGACCAAAGAAAATCACATCAGAGACAGAACCTGCCAAGCCCAAGGCAAAGAAACCCACGGGGGGCAAGAAATGAACGATACCGGGGAGGGGAGGAGGCATAACCATGACAAATGTCATATTTCGCTACAGATTTTGAATAGTTGCATATATGGCTATCCATATCCATATCTATATCTATATGATTATAGTATAGAGACTTCCCGGTATTGCTGGTTAAATGAGTTCTTAGAGGAGCCTTAGGAAGCAGGGCCTTGCTTCCTAGCCAGCCGGGGATATTAACGAGGTTGTGGTGGAAAACTCCGAAAAATAAAAAAGATCACTTGACAATTGCCGTTTTTCGTTTGACAGAAACGCAAAAAACTGCTAAATTTAGTAGGTGATTTATTTGGCAGGATTATTATGAGCCATTACGTTCATAATGCCGATATTCATATCAGTAACCCCGATCCAATAAAATTTGTTTTCTGGGTGTCGTTCTGCCGGACGGAAACCCACATTAACGTAGGAGCCATAGGTCATCTTGGCTATGGCAAAGTTGCGCTTTTATCATATCCAGTGCTGTCCGCAGTTTGAGATGCGGGCGTGTAAAAAGTAAAGGAAGGGACTAAATGGCTAAAGAGGCAGTTGTCGGCACGGAGCCGGAGGGAAAAGAACTATCCAAAGAGGCCACTGTGAAAAAATTAAAACTCATTGACATTTCCGGTGATGAAAATTTGGCCCCTGAATTAATTGACGATGCCTTGAATAGCACGGCTACATTTTATAAAAACATCAATGTCGCTGATATAGCAACTAGAATAAAGAACAACAAGGCAAAGTATAATGGAAGAGTACCATGATGTACAGTGGGCTATAAAGCACTTCCGTCCATTGCTCGACAAAATTAACATTGACAGTATCCCCCAAGAACCAAACTACCAAGAGGAACTATTGTCAGATACAAAACAATTTATTAAACTGGGAATGGAAGACTGTGTTTTGAATATTTGCCGTAAAAATTTTAACATAACAGTAAATGGTTTTTATACTTTTAGTTATACCGAGCATGAAGGACAACAGATATTTTTCCTAAATATTTACATCAACAATAATCTTTTCGTTTCAAACAATCCAGCGTTAAGAGAAAAGCGCAGGCGTACTATCATACATGAGTTTACGCATTGCGTTGCTGCATTCCTCTCTTTAGGGCGAATTAAAACTAAACAATTATTGGACGGGCTTGTAAATAGGTTAGCTACACGTGTGAAAATAAATATAACAAATCACTATCAAATGCTGTTAAGTCAGATTGGTAATGCCTCAGTGGCCGTTACATATGCCCTTGGTATTTACCCGGATGAGCATTTCCGATTAGGATATGAAGATTTCGATGACAGTTTTTCTATTCTATACAAGAATTTTATTTTAGACAGAAAACTTTTTGAAAAATATTTTACCGAGGATATGAGAGACGAATTCTTCAAAGAAATGAAGAAGAAAAATATTGGCGGAGCGGTAACAATACTTAACGCCGCCTGTGCTAATTTAATATCAAAAGAAGCTATTTCTGCGGATTTTGTAAATCTAAGGCTAAGGGAAGAATTCTTGGGATATTATTTTATATTTGGGCATTAATATGGTGAGCCGATGATGAAAAAACCCGCTTTATTCTTTTTACTATTACATTTGTAGCTCTTGAGCAGGAGTTCACTTTTATATGAGCGAAAATATTGAGGATGAAGAATGTATTGAAAACTGAAAATACTATTGTAAGACGAAATGCATAGCCGTTTTTTGTATGCGTATATTAGACGACGCTTGGCAAGTAAAGCGATTCGTAGCGCCCTGCTTTTTGCGGTGTCTATACCTTGTAAGCCGCTCGCAAGGTCATGTTGGTTACTTGTTCCACGTTTCATGGCTTCCAAAAGCATTGTTACTTCAGTTTCCGTCCAATAGTTTGACGTGCCATGCTCGTTTTTTTTGACTGTTACAGGAGCTGCAACATTTTCGGTTTCACGCCAATTCCGCGCCATTCAAAAGTAGGCACTGGCGATGTTTGCCGCGGCCAAGATCACTATTTATGATGTTAGAATTCTAATCCGACATCGCCAATATTTGGTTCTTGGAAAAATTCATAAACATCTGCGCTTTCGCCTTTTCCCGGGTTGCCTAATACATGGCCATTCAAAATCCTGCGGCCCTGTCTAACAAAACGTAAAAAATGATCAAATTTGACCCTGCCGTCAACCTCCTGCAAATATTGAAAAGCCGCTTCTATTGTCTCAAAATGTATCCCGTCGATAAAGCAGGCGGTTGGTATCGCTTTTTCATCTTTGTCATTTTGGATGGTCATTTTTCCTCCAAATAATTAATCAAGCCTAAAATCATTACTACCTACTTAAATATCTTTTTTAACAGCTTTTTCGCCAGATAATCTAAATTCTTTGTATGCGCCTCGTTTACGAATTCTTCAGTAATGCCTCGTAGGCCAGCAGAAATCCAGTCAAATTTCCGGGGTGCTTTTTTCGGCGGATCAAAACGCTGCGCCATTCTTACTGGAAAGCGCTCTTTCGCGGTTTTACCCGTCCCCCCCTTTTGAAACCGGTATAGCCCCGGCGCAAAAGGCGTATTGTTGCCGCGTACTACAAACGCGCCGCCTGCTTGCGCGGCCCCGCTACGAAACTGTGCGGCCAGAAACTGCGATACGCTTTCTTCCTCCGACGCATCAGGGAAATCCGATCCCGGCATTAATCGGTTTTGTTTCGGCATTGTGTTCGCGGCGTTACCGCCCCGCGCAAACATGGTAGGTACTCTTTCGCGGGTGTCGCTTTCGCCTAACATCTCTATAAAACCCGTACTGTTGCCCAGGGCTATTGATCCGGCTGTAGCTTCCATACTGTTTACAGTCGCTTTTTGGACGCGGAAACTGGACCTCACAAAAGCGGGCTTGCGGCTTGTAAAGTTTTCGCTTATGGCGGCAGCGGCTTCGTCCTTAAACTTGAAAGCCATGTTGTTAAGCGTCATGGCCTCAGCCTGCTCAATGAGTTTCGGTAGCTTGTCAAGTTCTTTGCAAAATTTTTTAAGGGCCGATCCGTCAAACTTGAACATACTCACCTTTTATAAACCTTGCCTTTGCGTCTCAAAAAAATCTTCGGCTCCCATTTTGTTCCAGCGAAGATTTGCAGGCGAATTCGGGCCTGAGTCTTGCAAGTCCAAAACCGCGCCGGTAGTCGCACCCTGCGCCTTTATCATTTCGTCAAATTTGGAGATCATTTTTTCCCAGTTGTCGTCCGCATTGTCAGCGGCGGGCTTCATGCCCGGTGCCTCATCAGGGTGCGCCTCAAGGTAGGCGGCGCGATGTGTGTCGTAACTTTCAGTAACCACGCTTGCGACGCCGCCGGCTCCGCCTTTAATGGCCCCGGCTATTCCTTCTTTTTCAAAACCCGCAACGGCCCCCGCTATCGCACCGCCATAGATGGTACTGGTACCGCCGGTCAAGAGAGTGTTCATTTTGTCCTGAAAAGACTGAATAGAATCCGCACCCGTTTTCGCCCAGTTCATGCCGGGGATTTTACCGATTGCGCTTAACAGGCCGCCTACCGCGTCAATGACAAGGTTTATCGGCGTGAGCAGCACTTTCATAATAGTCTGCCCGGCAACTACAAGCGCGTTTTTAAAGCCGCCTACCTTGTCCATAAGTACGACAAACCCGGCAATAAGGGCAGCTACGCCGATAATTATTATGGCGATTGGATTTGCACTCATAACAGCATTAAGAATGGCAAACGCGCTTTTCACCATCGTTATAGCGTTCTTTATGGCAATCGTAGCTGAGACTATCCCCCATAAGACGCCTACCGTAGCGCCGACGGTCAGAATGATAGGCCCCCATTCCTTAAAAAAATCTATGGCTTTTGAGACGTGCTTTATAAGTTCCTGAATAATGCCCACGGCTTTTTTGAATACAATAACGGCTTTTTGAACAGCGGCCTCAATTTTTTGCTTTATGAGTTCCCTACTGCTCGCAATCAAATCTTTTATCGCAAGAACATAAGGGCCTACATACTGGACTACGGCGCTGCGGATAATATCGCAAAACCCCTGTATGCTGCGTTTTATCTCCGTCCATGTGCTGTTCCACGCGGTCGCCATCGCTACTTGTCGATTTGTGATCAAGTCGGGTATAGCCTCTCCGGCGGCCTTTATACCCTCGGCGCCCTGGGCAAGTAACGGGTACAGTTCAGCCCAGCTTTTACCCAGCGCGGCATTGCCAAGAGCTGATCTTTTCGCTATATCCGTTTCATTCGCGACAGCATCGGCAAGAACATTGAAAACTTCTGTATTTGATTTCGCCGCTTTTACTTGATCGTACAATCCCTTGTTATTTTCGCTCAGGTACTTGTAAAGATTGCCGCTTCCTAATTGAAACTGCCCCAAGTTTTTATTCAGAACATTAAACGCGCTCGATAATTTTTCAGTCGGTACATTGGATTGTGAAGCGGCATAGGCTAGTTTTTGAAAACCCTCCGCGCTCAATCCTATTTTGGACGCTTCCTTCCCGGCGGCGTCGGCGCGGCTGGCGAATTCATTAACGGACGTTATAAGGTTTTTCATTCCAGAAATGGCGGCTGTAATTCCTTTTGTGATAAGGTTTCCGATTGCCACGCCCTTCGCGATGTCGGCAATGCCGCCGATTTTGCTTTTCAAATCGTCCGCTTTCCGGCCGGTATCGCTCAGGCTGTCGCCCATACCCTTGCCCGCTTTCTCCGTAGTTTTGCGGGCCTTGTCAACAGCTCCAGAAATTTCATCACGTCCGCCGAAGCTTACCAATGCTTTCCAATCAAGCGCCATATTATTTTCCTCTTAATTTCCGTATTTCCGCGGCTTCGTGTTTTTCCACTTCCGCGATATAGCGGGCAAAATAACGAAGCTGATAAAACGGCATACGAAGCGCGGCCTCCGGCGCGCAAAAACGAAAAGCTACGCGTCCTATAAAATTATCAAGCGCCTTCATTATGCCAGTACCAAGAAAAAACCGGCTACCGCCTCCGTTATGTGCAAGTCCCCGATGGACAATTTTCCGATTACGTCATGCCCATATCCGGAGAGTATGCCCATAAGATAATGCATCCGCGCCGTGGGATCGGTTCCCGCGTTTTCAAGTTTTGTTTTGTCGCTGCCCCTCAGCGCCCTGAAGGTGATTGTTTCTTTGCCTTCTTTCTTTTTGATATGCTGGACTATGGAAAGTTCACCGCTTTCCTTGTCCTCGGACAATTCAATCTTGCCTTGCATAAAAGCGGAAAGTATGCGGCTCAGTATCTGATTTATAGCCGTTTCCTGTTCGGGCGTACTGTCATCAAGGTCTGTAGAGTAATAAGCCATAAGGCGGCTTATTTGTTCGCGGGCGTTTTCCTCTGAGATTTTATTCTCTTTTTTCGGGGCAAGGTTTTTCCATTGTTCAATTCCCATGATTAAAACCTCCCCGCCAGGGGATTAATCGGCGATAATGCCCGCATAGCTCGTGCGGCGGGCGTGTCCGTTGCGGCTTTTAATTGCGGAGTAATTTTGTCCACGGCATCGAAAAACGTTTGTACGCGGGGTTTGAAAATTCGGCGGCTGTTTAGTAAAGCGCTGAATTTCTCGATTTGCGGCGCCATCGCCACCATTGCAAAGTAACTCATAAAAACGGTCCTTTCTGTCTCGCGACAGTAAAACAAATTTGTTAATTAAATACTTGTATGCTCTTTTGCTATGGTCAAGGGGTAAAATTATAAATTGGCAAAATGTTATAGAAGGCGGCTGTGCAGGAGCTAAACAGGACGGCTTGTAAAGAAGTTTGCAAGCTCCTTCCAAGACACTCGGAAGGGAAACGATACCCCGATAGCCGCCATTACGAAACCCATAACAAAATAGCGGTTGCCCTGCATTTCCGCTTCGATTTGCCGGTGGAGCAGGTCAATCCTGAGCGCCCTGCTTTTTGTGGTGTCTATACCTTGCATCTGAGACGCAAGGTTTACTTTTGTACCGCTGGATACGGGTTTTTTCATGGCCTCAACAATCACCGTTACTTGCGCCTCGTTAAGCAGGGTACGCTTCCCGTTCTGCGTCCGTTCTTTTTTCAAGGCAAGGGCGAAAAATACCGCTTATTTGCGCTGTATAAGCCCATAGGCAAGCGCGGCGGGCAATAAAGGGTTATTTTCCGTCCAGGGCAAGTTCGCGCCACCTTGCGGCTTATTTCGCCGGTGCGTATTTGTTCGGGTGCGCCGCAAGATAATCCAGCGCGTATGTGCTTGTAACCTGCGAAAGCTGGAAAGGATGACAGCCCTTACGCTGTAGGTGCGTCCGCCATGTCTGTACCTGATTGTCGATGAAAAAATCTTCCAAAGCCATGTTATACACACGCATATCTAAAGCTTCTACGCGGTTTCGGATTTTGACAAATTCCCCCGACAGCTTTTTTTCCTCGCCTGTTAGCTGGAAAAAAAACTCGTCTGCATAATCAGCAGGGAAACCGCAAAAACCGTATTTCTGAACATCGCCGGGTTCACGAGGTATTTTAAGGCGGGAATACAGCGCCGATTTATAATGCACCGTATTAATTTCAACGATAAAAGGGCCGTCCGCGCCGCCGATGCGGGCAAGGCGATAACGCCGGAAGCCGCCTGGCAGGTCGCCCTTTTCCTTTTTTTGGGTTTTCAAGTTAAAGAAACCTTTAACCGGAAAAAACTGGTTATACTTCGCGCAATAATTATATACGGTTTCGGCTCTGCCCTCGAAAGCGTCGCCTGAGTCTATGCCCACTATGGCGACGTATAAAATTTGCCCGTCAGTCCGTGTAAAGCCCAGGCCGGTTTCCTCGATCCATTTGTCCATTTCCGCCCATGCCCCGGCGTGTTCGTTGTCCGTGTCGCCGTAAAACACTTTGTGAATAATGCTGTAGGTTATACGGTTTTTGCATACCCCCATTACCTCGGCCTCTATGCGGGGAGGGTTCTTTTCGTCTTTTTCCGATCCGCGCTGTACGTCGCAAGCCATAACCAGAAAAATAACGTCGCAAGGAACCTCCCCTGATTTGTATTCCATGCGTAAATTCAAAACGGTATCGGCTTTCACTCTTTGCCCGGTGTCGCGGTATGGCAAGCCGAGATGTAAATTGACAAAAGAGCGCATTGCGTCCGGGCCTTCGGCTTCAGCTTTTGCGCGCGCTTTAGCTACATCTGTGAAAGTAAGCATACCTATGGGGGAGTACAGGCTGTTAAGGGAATAACTGCGGCTGTACGGATCGGCGATGGCGCGGGTAGGCCGCCAGTGCGCCGCCTCTATTTTTTTCTCAGGATGTTTCTTGCATTGCGGGTTGTCGGAGTACATAACCATTTTATCGCTGTTATGTATAGGCTCCCCGCAATGCTCGCATAAATAATAAACGTCGATGATTTGCCCGGCTTTGGTTTCGGCCTTCAATCCGCTGTTTGCCTCGTCTGAGTCTTTCAGTTCTATGTGTTCGCCGCATATAGGGCAGGGAACGAAAAACTTGCGGCAGTCGCCTTCATTGTACAGCTTCCATATTGCCGATGCTTCGTAAGTAGTCGGTGAGCTAAACGCAATAAACTTCCGGCGCGGCCCCCAGCTCATTTGATGCCCTTTTAATATGTCGATGTACGATCCTTCGCCGGTGGTGGTTTGTTCGGGTACGCCGTCCACCTCGTCTAATACGATTATCCGGGCGTTTTTTTGTCGCCTCGCGTCCAAACTGTTAGATGAAATTATGTCCAGATGTCCGCCTAAAAATTCTATTTTTCCTTTTGTTACCGCGCTTCGCTTGTTGCGACCTCCGGAAAACAGGGGAATAAGCCTGTCCTGAAAGCCCATACTTTCGATAACGTGTGCGAAGGTTTCGTTTTGCCATTGCGCGGCCAATGCCTCAGAAGCTGTCGCATAAATTACGTCGCTCGGCCATGCGAAGCACCAAAATGCCAAAACAGATTCCATTGCAGTTGTTAATCCACATTTTCTACTTTTCAAAACCGCCATGCTCTGTACAGAAGAGTACGGGTTCATACACTCCACAATTTCGCGCTGGTACGGTGTCCGCGAAAAACGGTACGGGCCGGGGAATGGCGTATTAGGCGGCAATATGCGCTTCTCTTCTGTCCAGGCAACAATACTCACAGGCGGCGGCGCTGTGGGTTTCTGTTCGTTTTGAAAAATTAAAAAGTCGGTGTCATGCAATGTTTCTGACGCCTCCCAGCGTTAGCGCGTAACGGGCTTTATCCCGCGGACTTTTTTCTCTTTGTTTTCGGAGCTTTCGGTTTCCTTTGCGGTTTCGTTTCGGGTATGTCGTCTTTTATTTCGTCTGTCTCGATACGCCTTAAAAAAGAGTTTATGCTTGCTTTAATTGCGCCTAACGCGGCGTATATTTCGCCGTCAATAAGTTTTTGTATCTTCAATGTTTTTTCGGCGGCTTCCCCTTCAAGCGCGGCAATGGTTCCCGCGTGTGCGGGGCCGATGTTTAGCAAAATGCTTCTGTCAACATTATAGATTTCGGAAAACACGCGAGCAACAAGGGCGCGGTCTATAAGTTCGCCCCGTGCCTTCGCGTTTTGGATTTCTAATTTTTCCGCGCGCGCCTGCTCGTAACGCTTGCGAAAATCAGATCTCTCGCTGTCGCTTTCGGTCTGCTCTTTAATCTCGAAGGCCGCAGGGTCGTACAGCGCAGCGCGACGCCGCTTACCTACCGGTTCGATTTTGCGCCGGTCGCGGGTGTGGACTATCGCCTCATAACTTACGCCGCGCATAGCGGCAATGTCTTTCAGGGTTTCGCCTTTTGTTTTTTCTGTCTTGCTCATGGTTTAAGCGTTTATCGGTTTTCCGCTATGGTAAAGATGTTGCATAACCTGTGATTTTTTTCACACGGGCGAAAAGACCGGGGTCGCGAAAGTACGCCCGGCGAAGGGGTGTACCCATTTCACAGTACCTTTTCATATCTTGCCCCTCTTTTCGAGAAACCTGCTTACCGCCATTTGCCCTTGTGTTCGGTAGCCAAAGTTTTCTTCTGCGTAAGACCGTAAGGGATCATGCTTGTCAGCATAACGCGCAACCAAATGATCAAGCGCGCGCCCTGTGTTTCCGCCCAGTTCAAAAACCTTCCTGAGCGCGTCTATTCCCTCGTATTCGTAAAAAATAGCGTCGTATTGGTTTGCCAAGCTTTCCCTTCTGGCGATTAAAAAACAACTGGCAGCTTTATAAGCTTCCTCTGCTATCTCTTTGCTGCCCTGCTTTGAGCTGTTAAGTGATAAAAGGGCGCCGAAAGCGGCAAGCGCCGCTTTGTCCCATAATTTCCTTTCAGTCTCTTTCATATGTCCCCTTACGTCATCAACGACGTTAGTTTTATTGGTTACAAAGGTTTATGCCCTTGAAAAATTTGATTAACTGGAACTGGATGCCAAACCTGCATTAAGTTCAGACCATGGACACTCGTCCATGAAAGCCCTGGCGTAGTCCCATGCTTCTGCGGCAATCTGCTCAATAACGGCGTATTCGTCTTTCCCGTGGTCATTGCGCTGTAGCAATGTCTGAAAGGCCACAAGTGCCGCTTCCGCCATTATCTTCCCGTAGTCCATAATGAACCTCCTTCCGCTGTGTTAGCGGTTTTTGTTTTACGCCTCGCCATACGGCGGGCTAGGCAATCTCTGTTTCTCTTGCGTGTACCTCAGTGTGTTCATTTTTTTCATGTTTTCCCCTCCTAATACACTTTTCCCCCTGTCAATAAAGAACTGTTTCAGGATTCTCCCAAAGCCGTTTTTGTTCTTCGTTTTGGTAAGGCTCTGCCATAGCGGTGCCTTCTTGGGTTACAAAGTTACAAGATTTTTCATCTGGTTGTTGTGAAATATCATTCTCATAAGACAACTTGGAATTCTTGTAACTTTGTAACTCTGTAACTTCAGGAGTCAATTTTTTGCTCATGGTTACAAAGTTACAAGGTTTCACGAAATTCAAGTCGATCTGAAATTCTTTATTCTCGTGAAGCTCTGAGTTGAAATTCATGTTTCTTTGTAACCGCCGTAATTCACCGGAAAACATCCTTTTAGTTTTGCCATCAATTTTCTTGACTATTACTTTAATTCCCATCTTTTCTAGGGCTAAAGTAAAAGGTTTGGATTGTATGGGCTTCAAAATCCCGTGCTGTTCCTCGCACCATTTTGAAAAATTCTCATATAATTCCGTTTTTCCTACACATATCATCTTGTCTTCTTCAAAATTATCCCGAATAAACTGCCCTATAATGTTCTGGCTATCAAAATACTCATCGGTTACTCGATCTATTACATCACAAGAAGGCATTTTCCTTCCGTTTTGAAAATATTTTACCGCGTACTCAATGAGTAAATTCAAGATTTTCCCATATTCAGGCTTAAAACGATCCTCCAAGGTCTCATCTTTTACCTCAATATGATTATTAAAAGGAACTAAATAAAATCTTCTGGTTACAGATTCATCGAAGGTGTCGACAGGAATTTTGTCATTTGACGCAATAAAAATCTTGCTACAAATGACCGCGGTATACCTCGGTTTGCCCTTTGGCTCCACTGACTGAGGGTCGCCGTTTCCGCATAATGTTTTCAGGTCATCGAGATTTAACTTGCCATTTTCAGGTTTGAGATCAAACAAGACCGCCATGCGTTTTCCAACGAGGGTTTCTCTGTCGAAGCGGCTGGATTGCCCAGGCTCCTTAATGGCGATAGGGCGGGGAAGCGGCACGGCATAAGATCCCGATATTTTGAATATAACCCTCAGTTCTGTACCTTTACCGTTGCCCCCGGTTCCGTGAAAGTTGATAATCCTATCTGTGGGGTGTCCGAATAAGCTGATGGCATAAGCGGTCAATTTCCATTCAATAAGCTCTTTGTTTCCCGAAGATGACCAGTTTATAAAATTAACAAAATTTTCTGGAATTCCCGCTTCAGGTTTGCACGCTAAAGAGAAAGTAAACCGGTCTTCAGGTGTCGCAGGTCTCGTGCTGCCGTCAGTTGAGACAACAGTGCCTGCACAATTTACCAGGTTTATGTCCGTGTTAAAATCGCCCGGCAGCGCCGCGACGTCCGGCTCGTGTTTTAGGAGACTGATAATCGCCCGTTTCGTACCTGCGTCCATCATTGATTGGTAAAATCTGAAAGCCGCATTCTGTCCCTGCGGATCAGCCTGCCCGATTAAGGGCAGTGCTTTATCCCGATAAATTTTTATAAGCTCGAAAATAACGTCTTCTGCATTATCGCAGGTAAATGCCCCAGACGATTCATCATAAACAAGCCATCCACCCAGAGCTTCACAAAACAGGAGCCGTCCAGCAAGGCCGGAAGCAATATATTCCGCCATGCCCTCTTCCGAAAACAGCTCCGCGCCTACCATTCCGCTGCTCAGTATGTACCGTTCTGGCGGTTTGTTTTTCTTCGCGAGGGCCGCAAGCGGTTTACAAAGCGCTGCCATTCTACTCATATGCGCCCCGCTCATAGCCCGCATAACTTGACATTTTTTCCTTCAGGGTAGGCCTGGTTTTTTTCTGCTCCGGCTGTCCTTCAGGTAGCATAAAGAGAGCAAATAAAAGGTATGCCCTGTTATAAGCCCGATCCATGTCCCCGGTGTCAATGGCTTTCGCAAACTCCTTTAAAAGCTCGTATCTGTAGACTGCCGATTTTGATAATTTGATATAGCTTTTCCCATGTTGTTTTGGCGGTTTCCATTCGGGAANNGCTATTTTGAAAATGTCGCCGCTTTCATTGCAAGCAAAACAGTAGACATATTCGTCATTAACTTTACAGCTTGGCGTTTCATCGCTATGCCAGGGGCAGCGGATAAAACCGCTCGGGTTCGGTTCTCGGTTCTTGGCTTTTAGGTATTCCAAAAGCCTGATTCTTTCGGTGTCCATGTATTACCCCATAAAGGAAAAAGCAGTTATCAAAAGCTCCGCTAATCTGCAGAGGGTAAGAAATAACCATCCGCCGGAAGACATCTGCCGACATCTGTCCATAGGATAGTTTACCCACGGCTCCGCCTACTTTTTGCGTTCATACTCGCGTAATTCGGCTGTGAGCTGGTCCATTGTCTTATAGCGCTTCGCGTTTAGGATACACCGCAATTTTTCCGGAGTTCTGTCCGCTGCTGATTCCAGGCTTTCAAGGTTTTTCTTAACTATTTCTTGTATACCTTCTAGGTCTTCCACTGCCTTAGGGAGTACCAGAGCCGATAATAACGGGCTTCTTTCACGCCCGCCTCCGGCCTCATAGAAGTCCTTGTTGATGGCGTCGCATAGGGCTTGCCTTGCGCTTAAATGCTGCTCTAAAGCCAAAAGCGCGTCAGAGATTCCATTCAGGATTTTCTCGGCGTCATTGCGGTGTTGCTTTGTAACCGCCGCCAGCTTTTTGACAGTGGCTTTTTCGGCTTCAAGCGCTTCTGCTTTTTCAGCTTTTTCAAGTTTTGCCTGCCACCTTTGAATAAGCGCTTTCAGAGAATTAACACGACCGTTTACGGCGTCTATTTTTTTTGTTATGCCTGCGACATCCTGTAGATCGTCGTTAAGCAGTGCTTCCTGCTCTGATTCGGCTTCGGCTAATTTAATATAAAGCTCTGCAATTTTTGCCCTTATTTTTTCACTGCTTTCTGTGAATAATGGCGACTTCGGCAGATCATCAATTCTTTCCGCGCAGCCGAGCTTTATTAATCTTTGAGCTTCAGCGTCGTCTATGTCTTCAATAACGTCTTGGGATGTTTGCGATAAATAAGGAATGCCATTGTATTCAATACTGCCTTTTATTATTCTTATGGTCATTACCTGACCTCCTGTTTTGCTTTCTCGGCGCGGGCTTTGGCATCGGCTATGGTTTTCGCCCACTCGTCGTCAGTGGCTTTCTGGTCTCGCCTGTCGAGATCTGCTTGTAAAGCGGCGTCAAATTCTGATCCGGTCATTGCGGCGTACACAAAGTTAAATGATTCCTGAATCATTTTGATGAAAGATTTCCTGTCTTCGTTACTCAGATTGCTAAAGTCTTTTTTGAATTTTTCCAGGTTTACTGGTTCGGTAGAATTCGCTCCGGCATACGGCGCAAGTGCGTCTATCAGCTCGGCGCGCTCATCAGCCCCCATGTGTTTGGCAATCCACTCATGGTAGGTTACTTTTTTTCCTCCTCCGATATCTATCAAATGTGCCATCTTATTCTCCTTCTGCCTCCCGGCAGTAGTTTAATTAACCTGCCCATACAAGCAGGAAAGTATACTTTGTCGTTATTTCTTTACTACCAACGAATTGTTTATATAGGTCTCAAGGTCTTGGGGTAAAAATCTGATTTGGCTGCCGATTTTGCGAAAAGGAAGCTCGCCTGTTTTCCTGAGACGGTCAAGGGTTACAGTAGAAATTTTTAAGGCAGCGGCTGCGGCCTTTTTATCTAAAAGTCCAGTTACCATAAGAAACCCTCCAAAGGCTTTCTGAATCAAGAATGGTAACTATATTGTCCGCAAGTTATATCTTTCGTGTTTTCGAAAAACATTCGATTTTTGTTGGAATTTTGATTATTTGCTAATACCCGCGCTTTTTACGCAATTCTAACTGGCTATCCGCTGCATCTTTTTCAGACTTAGCCAGTTCTTTGCGCTCGTTTCGCTCTTCCCGTTCCTCATTTTTAGATGCCGTAACTTCGCGCTCTATACGCTCAATTGTTGATACCAAGGATTCCCTGTTTGCATAGCCATGATTGATGTATTGGAAAATTATATCAATAGTCAATTTTCCGGTTTCAAAAAGCTTTTCACAAATACAATACCTAAAAAAATCCGTTGGTTTTCCATTGATGATGTTGTATTTTCCGTTTTCGGCCATAGCAAGCCGTCCTTTGCTGGACAATTCGACTAATACGTCTACCTGTATATTTTTTTCATCCTTTTCTTTTTCCGCTGCTTCCATCAGTATTTTAAGTTTTCGCTCTCTGTTCCGATAATCTTTAATCATCTTGTAAATATTTTCCAATGTTTTGTTTTCAAGCGCAATATTAAGCGGCCATCTGGTATATTTTTGAACATATTGATTAGTCTGTACAGCGCTCATTCCCGGCCACTCATCAAAGAGCTTCTCTATTACCTGTTGAAGCGCATAGTTGCCGGTAAGACTATCCTCGATTTCAAAACATTCTATTGCGTCAATGGGATTTTTGAACGCCTGGATCGGAGGCAAGGTTTTATTTATGGCTGTGAGGATATCTTTTTCTAATGCCAGAAGATCTCTCTGCTCAATGAGCAAGTCGGTATTACTTGTTGGAATCTGTAAATCCTGTATGGTTTCGGGTTTTTTTATTAATACAGTGTCGTCGATTTTTTTCCAGGGCCCCCATTCCCCGTTTTCATATTCCCGGCATTCATCAAGACGGTACTCTGTTTTTCTTATAGACAACAATTCAATTTCTTTTACGATTTCCTCATATTCTTCAAATAATTTTTTTAGGCGCTGCATAAGTTCAACTGACTCAATGGCTTTTCTGTTTTTCCCGTGTTTTCTCTTAAGCTCTTCACTTTTTGTGAACAAGGTTTCTATTTCCTGTCTGGCTTCTTCAATCGTTTCAAAGGCTTTAAGATAAGGGCATTGTTTGGCATTATTTTCTTCGTCTATGAAAAACGGAGGGGCTTCTCCGTTTTTCACGATAGTTTTGTCGAAATTTTCTTTAACCCATTCTCTGACTTTTTCTTCATACTCAATAACTGAAAGCCTTCTCTCATTAACTGCTTCCATAATTTGAGAAGAGAGCAATTCCCGCTTGTTTCTTAATTCTTCCAATTTGTTTTCGCTTGGACATTCCATACTTCCTCCCTTATTCTCCCGCCGCTTTGTCAAACGGGATTATGTTCCCCATTACTTCCCTTGTTGCCTGTCCCATTTTTTCCAGGTTTTCTTCCTCGATGTGATCTTGGTAAATATCGAAAACATCCTGGCTTCGGTGGCCTGTGATCCTCATGATTTCTTGGGCGTCCATTTTGTCCATTAATCTTGCGCTAAAAAAGTGTCTCCAGCTATGAAAAACGATACCTCGCGCTACTGCGTCTATTCCCACAGCTTTACAAGCGTCTTTCAAGCCTTTGATTAGAATTTTATTATCCGCCGGTTTATCCTGTAAAAGTCCATAAAAAATAAAAGGGTCGTCTACCTTGTGCGGGTTTTCAGCCAATAGTCCAAGCAGCTTTTCCCGGACTTCAGGAAGCAGGGGAACTCGCCTGGCTTCCCCGTTTTTCGGAGCTTTAAGGCCCTCTATGATCGAGTAATTGTGCCGTACATACAAAATTGGTTTTTCAAGATCAATATCGCTTTTCCGCAAGGCCAAGACTTCGCCGCTACGGAGACCGGTTACAGCTGCCAGTAAATTCCCTACATAGGCGCGTTGATCCTCCCATGGCGCCTTGAATACCGCCGTCGCTTCTTTTGGGGATAATACGCCGCGTTTTTGAGGTGTTCCGGAAAACCGTACAAGCCCGGCGCTCGGATCTGCCGGAATAAGTCCTTCCTTAAACGCCCATGAAAAGGCAGTGGTACTTGCTTTTAGAATTTTATTGATGTATGAAGCTGACAGTTTCTCGGCGAACATCCCCTTGTACCCCATCGGTTTTTCCCGCTTACCGATGAGGGACATGGAAAATTCTTTTAGGTCCTGCCTTGAAATAGATTCAAGAGTACGATTTTTGAAGTAAGGGATGTAAAAGTTATTAATCCTGTTTGTCATTTGATAACAATGGTTGCGGCCCATAGAATGGCCATGAGCTAATTTTTCACGGATGTAAGGGCTGTCATCGTAGTTCCAAAAGCGGAGCAAAAAGTCGGTTAGCTTTTCCCGCCCTGGGCCAGTCCTTACGGCGGGGATACTTAGTAATCCCCGATCTCGTAAAACAAGAGCTATCTGTTCGGCGCCAGCGGTATCAAGATCAGCGTTTGCGATAGAGGCGATGATCTCACTTTGCGTAAAAACTGCCTTGGGCATTCGTGGTTTACGGGGTTTTTCCCGCCTTCCTGCCGGTATGCCGTCCCTCAGCCACGAGCCTATCTTTAAGATGGCTTCATCCCGGTTTTTTGTACCCGTACTGCGACGTGCGATCCATGCGCCAGTTTCTGGATTCAGGATATCAGCATAGAAAGTGCCGTTTCTGTGTTTGAATAGATAATAGGACTTTGCCATAATACACGCTCCTTGCCCTGGTTACTACCAAGTCTTCTACCAATAAATTTGTGTATATTATGGCCGCCACTACACGGTCGATTAAATCTTTGTATTACAAAGACTTACTATGAGAGACACGGGACTCGAACCCATCACCTTCAGCTCCGGAGGCTGACGCTCTATCCACATGAGCTAGTCTCCCAATGATA